AGACGGGAATAACCCGTAACCAGAGTTGTATACATCGCCACTGGCAACCAGCTCTCTGGTGAGAACGCTCATCAGATATCTTGTCGCACCTGTCTTGGCTTCCAGTTGCCGTAACGTCTCGCGCCCACTCCGGCGTACTAGTTCAACAACCTGCCCTTTAATTTTTTCCCGCTCTTCTTGTGTAAATACTTTTGCCATAAGCGCCTCCGGCAATCACTTTTCCGATACAACACGGCGGGAAGAATCAGTAATCTGTCGAACAATATCCCGGTGCTTGTTCAGCTCCCGCAGCGCGGCGCAGACTCGCTCCCACTTCTGAACATCACTTTTCGCCCTGCGCAGCGCCAGGTTTGCCCTGCGAAGGGACGGAAAAATCAGCTCATCTGCTTGCGTTTCGGTAAACGATGGCAACGGCTGCACAATGTCCGCCACAGTTTCTGTTTTAATTTCTTCCTGTGTTGCGGCTTCCCGGACTGGTAACGCAGCACCTGCTGGCTGAGGAAAGGCCTTACCATCACTTTCCGTTACCAGCGCGGCTTTCGGCTCTGCTGGTAAATTATCGCCCGGCATGCAGTAACGAAATTTACCGTTCTGATTAACGCGTGCCAGCCGCCCCGTTGCGGTTACCACCGCCAGCGTGGAAGCAACCTTGCGAGTACTGACACCGAACTTACCCGCCAGTTCCTCACACGTTTTAGCCCCATCCTGACCGATAAACTCAATCATCATGTCTGCGGTAACTTTTTGTTCGACCTCCCCGGTCAGCATATCCTGTGCTTCAGATTTTACTGGCCGCTCTTCGGTTACCCGGGATTCACCTTCGCCAGCCAGAAACCAGGTGTGACCAGTTTTATCAACGACGCCTTTTCTTTTGAGTTCCCACAGCTCGTTGACAGCCTCTTCACGACTGATTCCAAGGCGAGCTGCCACCACATGTGAAGAGGCTTTTTTCAGTGCTTTCAGTGCGTCAGATACGGTTTCCATTAAAATTTCCTCCGGACAAAATTACTTCACAACCCTCATATTGCTGACATTTGGACGCCAGCTATCCCAGTTAAACGTCACCCATCGACCACCGTTCATGGTCATGCGGTCCATAATCCTCTCACCAAGAAGCGTACTCATTGCGGCATGATTCAGGTTTGTTAACATCCCGACACTGCACAGTGATGCTGTCCGGCGATCAATTATCTGGTGCAATACCACCTGCTCGTTTTTCGTCTCCCGCTGAACGCCTATTTCATCCAGGACCAGCAAATCAACCCCGCAAAGCTCCTGTAAAAATTTTTCCCCGGATTTGCCGTTGTCGTAGCTGTCATGCAACACGCTCATGACGTCAGACACGGTGACGATAATCACGCTGCGCCCCTTCACCATCAGCCGGTTGCCCATCGCCGCTGCAAGGTGATTTTTCCCGGTGCCGGTTTTACCGCTGAACACAAAATTCGTGCACCCGGTCATCAGTTCGTCAGCTATGGATTTGGCCTGGCTCAGCGCGTATTTTTGCCCGTCGTTCTGCACCTGATAATTTGCAAACGAGCATTTGCTGTGCAGAGGCTGGATGCCCGAACGATTCAGGATTTTTTCCACCCGCAACTGGCGATTCTGGCGGTTAATCTCCTCGCTGCGTTTTCGTCCTTCAGCAAGTTGCCATTCCCGCCACTCCTCCACCGTCCGGTACGGTGGAACCGACCCCTGTGGTGCAAGTCTGCGAATACGTTCAAGAACCCCAACTGCCGCAATGTTTTTCATGACACGTCACCCCCTGAATCCCGGCGGTATTTCAGTGTCCGGTTCAGAAATGTGATTCACGCAACGCTGCGCAGGCGAACGCCCCAGGCGGATAACCAGTTCATCCCATTTTTCCCGGAGTTTTGCCGGACTCATGATGTTTTTTACCCAGAACGAATCCCGCTGGAGACGCCCAAACATTTCACAAATTTGTCTGTGAGTTCTGCCATCCAGCATCCGCATTGTGCGAACGTCATTGGCCCATGCTGTCCAGTTGGGTTCTTTCGGTCTAGTGATCTCGCCATCATCGCTGGCCGCCTGCTCGTAAAGACTCACGATTCGTCCCCAGATCCACTGTGCGCACACCAAATCTTCCTGACTTCCCCACTGGCGTTTTTTCGCACTGAACACAACCGCGTCAGGGTGTCGGGTTAAAAAATCCTGTTCAGCCGTCTGCGGGTCCGGTTGCGAAGCGTCCGGACAAGAAGATCTTTTATCTGACGGATCAGGTTTTAATACTGACGGATCGGGGTCAATCATCGCCCCCCTAATCGGCAGTTTTTTATCAACAGTTGATCCATCAAAATTTGACGGGTCAACCGTTGAGGGGTCAATATTTGACGGGTCAACTGTTAACGGGTCATTTTTTGCCGGGCTAATTTTTCTTTTCGGTTTATATGACTCACGCGCCGCCGCCGCAGCTGCTTCGAGTTTTTCCACATTAAGCCGATAGATATTGCTTACATTACGCCCACCGACCTTACGCTCTTCCTTCGTCAGCCAGCCCTCTTTCGCCAGTTCTGCAATAGCCGATTTCACTGTGGATTCACTTCTTGCACCGATCTGACGCCGGATAGTTTCAATGGCAGGCCATGACACGCCCTCGTCATTGCTGTAGTCTGCAAGACGGGCCATAACCGCCACCCTGGATAAGATCATGCCGGTGAAGGCGCACCCTTCCCAGACAAGACCATGAAGCTTGCTGCTCATAAAACCCCCGAACACCGTGCTTTTAGTGCATCACCACAGCATTCCCTGCCGGGCCGCCGCGATTCATCTGGTCATACAAAACAACCGCTGACGCAACAAAATCATCGACATCCTTCACCAGCCGATCCCTCCGTTCGACGATCTCACGGTAATATTCAGAACTGTGGCTGCGCATACGGGCCACCAGCAAAGGCGGCATCGCCTTTTCGATCGCCGGTAACAGAGCCTGCATTTTTTCAACAGCATCAGGGGTGTCTTTCTCTACCCAGCGGAAAATTTTCTGGGTATTGCGAGCCAGGGCTTCCGGATGGCTGTCGTCATACAGTTCTGGGAACGTCATACCCAACTCAAAATAAGCCTGGGTTATTCCAGCTGCTGGAACTTTTTCGCCATCAGGACGCGCCCAGGCATTCATCGCCATGCGGATGTGTTCATGCTTGATTTTCATGAATCAAGCTCCTAGAAAGTGGTTGTGTTAACGTTTTGGTATCTTCCAGCTCGGGCCAAATATTCATCCAATCAAAAGGCCTTAGTTGCTGACGTGTAACTTCACCATTACTGGCTCGCTCAATAAGGACACATAACGATGCCCCTAACACTTGACCTTTACTCAATGCCTTTCTTAGATAACCGATGCTGGTACCACACTCGCATGCAAACATACGCTGTTCATCTGACGAAAGAGAATTGAGAAATATTCTTAATTCTTCCATAGCTACTCCTTAGTAAACACAGCAAAGAATACCCACAGGTAAACAAAAGTCAATACCCATAGGTTGTTTACCTTGCGGTAATCGCATCTATTATTTACCTATGGACAAATATGAATTTAGACGACAGCAACTCATCAAAATTCGTGATGAGAAATGCGATGGTAAAGCGGTTAACGTGGCCAGAAAGATCGGGCGCGAGCCTTCTTATGTATCAAGAATGTTGTACCCAGAGGGGAAAAAGGGAAAAAAACGGATCGCTGATGATATGGTGGAGATTATCGAAGAGTCCTTTGGGTTACCCCGGGGATGGATGGATGGTATCGTTTCATCATCAACGAACACAGCCTCCAGTTATGAAACAAGGGTTCTAACGCCACGACAACGTATTTTTTTAGATCTCTTAGACGAACTGCCAGAAAGTGAAGCGGATAAATTATTAAAAACTCTTGAAGAGAAAAAACAGTATTACAATATGATCTACGAAGAAATCCGTAAAAAGAAAGCACAAAACGCATCATAGCTCACCAAACAACTAGTCACCAGTTAAGACACCGCAAAAATTTACCCATGGGTATTTACTTTTTAAATACCTATGGGTATCCTTCTTTTCATACCAACCCACCCCGCCCCACAGAATGCAGGGCAATACTTCGAGTTACCAGGCAGTGGTCAGGGGTTAAGTAGCCAGCCCGAGGCGTAAGAACATGACGGCAGGGTTCAACTTTAATAACTATGCAGCAGGTTTTT